ATTTTATCAAAGTTTAGATGCGTTAAGCTACGGCTATTTTTTGTTCATCAGAAAAGTTTTATAATACCTTTGCTATAAGAATTTTGGCATATTCTTATAGTCTTCTAAACGTGAGCGGCTTACTTTTTCGGAAGTTTGCCGCAAACTTTAAGGAGGGGCGATCCACAAATGCCAAATTAACGTCCTGCATGTAAGTTTTTAGACAAAATAGCCCAACATTGTGAAATGTCGGGCTTTTCTATTATTTGAACGCTTTTTTTAATTCTTCTTCTGCAACTTCTTTTGCGATTCTTAGAGCCTGTGCCTCACCAGATTTAAAGCCTTTTTCCATATAATGGCGACCTTTCATTTTTACTGTGCCATATTCAACCATCCACCAGTAAAACGGATCTGATTTATCTTTTGTATTTTCCCCAATTTTTGCCATTCTACGGCCTTTAGATCGCATAACTCGAATTGCAGTGATACCACTTAAGCCATCTTTAGCTACCCTTGTTTTATGTCGAACGTTGTTTTTAATAGTTCCTTTTTGTCGGAAATTAGTGCTACTCTTCAACGTTGGAACATTCGGCTTGATTGTTTTTTCAATCGATTTGGCCGCGCTATTTAGTCCTTTTCTAATTGCTTTTGCAGCGACTTTGTTTATATCCTTGTTTAGTTTTTTTAAGTTTTGCTCAAGTTCTTTTAAGCCTTTTATTTGAACTGCCATAGTTTCCCTCTGTAGTTATAAATCAATACCATTAAATTGTTCTAATGCATGTTTGTGTTCATCTGAAAGCTCGAAAATCAAATCACCATATTCAAGTTGATAAGTGCCGAAAGACATCAGAAAGGCTACGGCTGGGTCTATTTTGTTTGCTGCCTTCTTCTTGTTCGGTTTAATGTTGGCGTTGGCATCGGTTTCCATCACCACATTGGATAACGCCCACGCAAGCACCGGATCGCCGTTGTGTTCTATCATCTGTCGGTTTATTAATACTTCTGCACTTTTCGCCACCGGGCTAAATCGTTGATAGGTTTGCGGGAAGGGTTCAACCTCAAGCCCAGCCGCTTGTAATTGTGTGCGTAGGTGAGTTGCATTCCATACGTCAAAGCCAATCATCTTAATATTGAAACGTTGTGCATCTTTTAAAATATCATCTCTGATTTTGTCGTAGTCGATACAGTCGCCTTCTGTTGCAATCAGCCAGCCACTACGCACCCAGTTTCGATACATTGCACGGTTTTTATTTGCCACGTTATTAAGTTGAAATTCAGGGATATAATGCCGAGTAACTAACCGCACTTTCTTCCCTTGTGGAAAGGTATAGCAAAGGCTGGTTAAGTCATTGGTGCTAGATAAATCCAGTCCTAAATAGCAATCTTGGTGAAGTAAATCGCTTTCGGTGTACTGCCGTTCGCATTGCGCCCAGTTGCCTTCGCCTAGCCACGGGGTTGTGCCTTGGCACCATACATTAAATCGCTTGGTAAGCATTTCCACCCATTCGGAAGGAATTCCCCTCGCTTTTTTAATCGTGTTCTCAAAATCAAGGTAAGGAATGGATTTACCAATATTGGGATTGGCTTTTATCCAGTTCTCTTGCTTGTCGATTTCGTTTTCTTCGTCCAGTTCAAAAATCAATACGAATAAGCTATCGTTCTGCTCATTCCCTTCAAGGATTTGTGCGCAATAATCATAATGCTGTTTACAAGCCGAAATCACATTACTGCCAGCCGTTGTAATAGCAAAGAGTAAACCTTCTGGGCGTGCGCCTTGTCCTAGTTCTAGCGCGCTATAGACGCTGTTGTCCGTGTGTAGGTGATATTCATCAACAATCGCTAAACTAGGGTTCGTTCCTTCAATGGTTGAGGATTTAGCAGCCAATGGGCGCATGATACTGTTGTTCTTAGGGTTGATGAGTTTGTGCTGTTGAATATTGAGCCGTTTTTTCAGTAAAGGCGAAAGTAAGCACATTTGACGCGCATCATCAAAAACGATTCGGGCTTGGTCTCGGCTCACGGCTGCCGTGTATATATCTTGTTGGCCGCCTTCCATCACCAAAAACCAATTGGCTAAAACGGCTGCTACCGTTGATTTTGCGTTCTTTCTTGCTACTTGAACGTAAGCAGAGCGATATTTTCTTAATCCTGTATCTTTTCGTTTAAAGCCGAGAATGTTGGCAAAGAGAAAAACTTGCCAATCTGAAAGAATAATCGGCTCGCCGCGCAAGTGCCCTTTAACGTGTGGGCATAGTTTCGAGAAAGCGATAAATTTTTCTACCGCACTTTGATCAAAGAAATAATCGGGGTTGTTTAAATCGTTAAAATAACGCGCTACGGCTTGCTTTATCTTCTTACAAGCCACTATTTCACCTGATTGAATTTTCTCTGCGTATTCGTGCCAGATTGCCATATTTAGCCTACATTGTGAGGATTTCATCAATCATATCGGTTGAATCAACTTCAACAGGATTTTTTCTACGGCTAACTGGATCAAAGCCTAACAGTGAGGACATTTTCACCATCACTTTTTCTGCATCAGCTTTCGCGGATAATGCGGGGTTTCTTGATTGCGTGCCTTGGCTATTGACGATTGAAAAGCCGTTTTTGTGAATATCTTCAACCGCTGCACGGAAAAGAGAATAGTTCACGCAATATAACTCAAGGTGAATTAAATCGGCATCTTGAATATCGCCACGTTCAAGAAGTTGAGGGATGCGCTCTTTCCATACTGATTTAGCAATCGGATCTAAAAAACTTGGCGGGGTGTGTAAATTCTTCTTTTTGGCTGTCATTGTGTTTCCTTATTTTCAAAAAAATTTCCTTGCATAAAAATTAAAGGGGGCGGGCGGTTCTTTAGGCTTGCCAATTTCTTTCAAAAACTCCCCCCCACCTGTTCAAATTGTCTTTTGTTCAAAATTTATACCAATCCAAATTTGGATTGGTTGGCTTAGTTGTTACCATATGACCACAACTCAACTGTGGATATATCACCATAATTCAGGCGTTTCGATATCAAAACGGTTCACTTCTTCGCACCAAATCCGCGTTGGTCTATTACTCGTGTTTTATAGCTATGGCAATCACGACATAAAGATTGATGGTTAGATTCAACCCAAAATAGCGGATCTGCTTGTCCGTTCTCAACTGGCTTGATATGGTCTATCACTGTAGCGGGCGTGTAGATACCTTTCTCTAAGCACATCACGCAAAGAGGGTGATGCTTTAAGTATTGCGCTCGGTATTTGCTCCACTTGTGATCGTAACCTCGTGCGCGACTGCTTGGGCGGTTGTCCTTTGGCTTATGCTCTTCACATCTGCCCGACTTCACTTTATTTCTGCATCCAGGATAACTACAACGTTTTAATGGTTGATATGGCATATCGGTTACTAAATTCTTAGTAAGCGCAAGGCTCTCTATAGACTTCCCATAGTGCGGAAATCGTCATGGGTGCTTGTTTAAGATTGGCTAAGTCTGTTATCGCCTCTCGGTTTGTGTAGAGGTAGGCGATATACATTAAGCAGCCGACTTTAATTGATGGCGTAAACGGAACGGTATTTTCTGTTTCTTCATCACCAAAGGTTTTGCCAATATGCTTTTGGCATACTTCCAATGTAGCGACCTTATAGGTTTCGAGTAACGCATCATCTAAATCATGATCGAGATTTAAATGTGCTTTGATGTCATCTAGGGTTAAATTAATATTCTCCATAAGCCTCGCCCTCTTTACACATTAACTGCAATTCTCGGTGTGATTCCATACTGTCAATCACCGAATAAATATCAAATAGTCGTTTACCGTATTTAATTCGCATTTTGTTTGTAATGCCCTCAATGTAGCGAATGCGGATGCGGATGATGTTTTCACCCATTTGAAATGGGCCGCTAAAATACTCTCGCCCTTGCAATGGCTCTACACTGGCGCGGACGGTTGCGATATGTTTCCAAAATGCTTTGTGTTCACCGTGTAGATTGGTTTCTCGCTCTCGGGGATAGTTTCTCGCCTCAATGGTGATGACCTTGTTATATTTCCCAGCCTTAAGCATCACTGCCATTGCTTGCCCCCTGTTCTTGTTCATCACCGCGTTTAACTTCTACGGTTTGTTTCCAAGCCTGGCTAAATTCATCTCCACCTTCATAAGGCGGTAAACCTTCACGGCGGCGAACTTCATTCGGAGACATTACCCCCGCTTTGATTGCCACATCATAGCTACTGAAACGTTCGCTTTGACTGGTACGAAGTAGGTCGCTTGTATCAAATTCGATTAAGTAACGTTTATTGGTGTTGCTGCCTAAATCAATCATCAAGGCATCTTTGAGTTGTTGTTCAAAGTTAGTAAGCCAAGGGCGCAAGGTTTGAGAAAGAAATGCGCGGCTTGCCTCACTGAAATTCGAATAGCTACTATTCGAGTAGTCTTGTAAGAAAATCGGGCTAATATTGTAAATTCGGGCAATATCGGAAATGGTGAACGTGCGACTGGCTAACCATTCTGCATCTTGGTTTGTCATACCCAATTGTTTATATTCCATTGAGCCCTCAAGAATAGGCGTTTTACCCGCATTCTTCGCCCCTTTGTAACGTTCAAGGGCTTTGACGGCTTTCTGTGCTTTTGCATCATCTAACCATTCGGCCGTTGAAATAAGTCCGCTTGCCATCAATCCGTTTTTCATAATGGCTGCGCCATGGCGTTGTTGGGCTAAACCTAATCCGACCGTTTCACGACAAACTGTTATCGGAGAACGCCCCATAAATCCATCAATAGAAATATGGCGTAAATGCAAAATCTCATCTTGAAGATAGTTTTTTGTTACCCCGTTTAAGTCAGTGATTTGATAAATATATTTACCTGTTACTTTACGGAAGATATTTACCGCACTTGGTTGATAGGGAGTAAGGCTTATTGGTTCGCCTTTGTTATTCCACTCAATCACGGCATAAGCGTTACCATTTAGCAAACAATGGCGCATCATCGTATTTTTGAATTGATACGGTGTTTGACTACGATTTGGCATTTCATTGAGAAGATATTCAACAGGATGACGATAGATTCTTTCTCGGCCATCTTCTTTTAGTGCGTATAGATAACAAGGCATTGATGCTACCGCCTCTGAAATGACGGTAACGGCATTCATTACTGCAGGTAACGATTCTGCAGTTTGTGGACTGACAAATTCGCCCGCACCTGTATTGTTTACGCCCATGTAAGATAAAAGCTCTTCGATTGTGGTTGGCTCGCTACGTTGCTCTTTTCGTCTAAAAGGATTCCACATATTAAGCCTCCATCACATCAAGCCACTGTTTCAAAAGTGCGGTAGAGTGTTCTTGTGTTTTTTCTTTGGCAGCGACCATCGAACGTTTAGCAATTTCTACACTACTTTCAGGATAGGCGGGAATGCTTGTTACGGTAACTTCAAAGAGTTCGGCTTTTTGTACGGTTCGTTGGCAAGGCTCTACATCAAAATCCCATTCTTCTTGACTGGCTCTAAATCCAAAGGACATGCCTGTAATATCACCACGCGAGACGCTAACTAATAAATCTTTCCCAATAGTTGTATTAGGCGGTGTGAGTTCAAAACGTAAGCCGATTGAATCTTCTTCTAGTTTTAATGTTCCCGCACTGGTGCGACCGAGTAACTTGGTGTAGTCGTGTTCAAAGAGTGCACGAACATCTTCGCCACTGGCTAAACTTTCACTGAATGCTTTAGGCGCAAAGGATTCTACAAAATCACAGTAAAGCACTTGTGAAGGACTGTTCCATTTGACCGCATAACCAACGAGCTTTTGATTCTCTTCATCGGTCGCAATGGTTGCAGAGCGGATTTCAAATTCTTTCTTCATTTTTCACCTATTAAGCAAAAAAGGGGCTTTCGCCCCTCTATGATTTACGCTGTTGTCTCAATCACTTTAATTGCGTTGGAATCTACCACGCCACCACCAAGATATTTATCAGTATGGACTTTATAGAAGCCCGGTTCGGTAATGTTATCTGGGCGGGTTCTTACGCCGGTTTCGTGATCTACAATGAAGTAACCGCGTTTGAAGTCACCAAAGGCAACTACCGGTTTATTTACGCCGCTTGCCGGCATGGTTTCAAGGAAGTAAACCGGACGACCTAAAAGGGTAGAAGGCGCATCTACGGTTAAACCATCACGCCAAATAAAATCGCCGTTTTTGTTTTTGAGTTTTTGTAATGCCGCCGCAATAGTGGAAGACATCACCCAAACGGCATTTTTACGGTATTTGCTGTGTAAGGTGTAGAACAAATCAATTAGCGTATCAGCGGTGATTTTGTCGGCACCGGCAACTTCTAATTTTTGTAACTTACCAAAGGCGCGTACTTTGTCCGCTTCGGTAGAACGTTCATAGGATAAGAAGCCTTTTGATTTCTTCGTGCCGTCACCATCGGTTAAGTCGATTTCTTCAGTTTCGGTAAAACTTTCAGAAATTTCATCAGTTAGCCAACCTAAAACATCAATGCTTGAGAAGTCTAAGATTTCTTGTGTAGTCTTAGGATAAGCATAGATTGAATTTAAGGCGATTGTTACTTCATGAAGTTTCGGGGTTGTTGTGCCGTTGCGTGCTGTGCCTTCTGTGCCGCGTTCTACTGTGGCACCGCCAGCCGATACTAATTTTTTGTATTCTTTCGCTCCAACTGGTAAGCGTACTACGTTACAAAGTTGGCGCATTACGCTATCGTCTGTTAAGCGTTTCATTACATCTTTGTCTAACTGTGGGATAACTGAATAGCCACCATCTTCACCGTTAGCCGTCGTTAAATTGCGAAGTTCACCAGTTTTAATGTAATGGCGCAATTCATCATTTGAAAATTGTTTAGCACCACGTTGCTCTACAGGACTAACATTGCCTTCAAGGCTACGCTCTTCATCTGTTACAGTTTCATATTTACTGATTTCTGCACTAATCTGCTTGCTTGAATCTTTTAGCTTTTCAAATTCCACCGATTCAGATTCATTTAATGATCGATTTTCTTTTTCTGCTTTATCAAGCATTGCTCGCATTTCTGCGACTTTTTCTGCCTTTTGTTGGCGTAACTCAATTAATTTTTTAAGCATAATTAGTCCTTATTCATTATAGTTGATATCAAACTGGAGAACTGATGAAATCCATGCAGCTTGCTCTTCATCATAGTTATAGTCATAACTCTTTAATGAAATATTAAGAACAGATTTTAATTCGCTGTTATAAATAGTATTTCGAATTAACTCTGCAATATTATCTAATTCATCTTCGCTAGAGTGAGGTTTTAAATAAATAGCAATATTGAGTGTTGCATTTAATTCACTATCACAAAGGCAAGTTTGATCTAAACTAATATCTTCTAAATAAACGGAAATAGCAGGACATTGTTCAGAAGGATTTAACCCAAGGATGCGGCCGCTATAAAAACGTTTAACGTGACTTGAAAGAGTAGGTTTTAATCTTTCAATTACTTCATTTCTAATTTCTTCATGTATAAGCATTTTTTACCCTTATTTGTTCTTAATTAAGAGGGCTTATAAAAAGCCCATAGAACAATATATATACAAAAAATATAAAGTAAACACCTTAAATTTCAATAGTTTAGATGCGTTTAGATACGTTGAGTTAAATATTTTATTCAGTGATTTTTTTAGGTGATTTTGGGTTTGAAAAGATAATTTAAGATAGGAATTTATCTATTTTTTATAGGTGAAGACTGGTGAAGACTTGAATAGGTAGTCTTCACCCTTATAAATATATAATAAATAAGGTTTTTTTA